TTCTTTTTTAGATCTGTATATTCACTCATAACTTTCTTGACAAGATATAGGACATTATTGTATATATGTCAATAGAAAGAAGAAATTAAAATTATGAACTATAAATTTAAGACACCCCCTTTTGCTCATCAGTTAAAAGCATTAGAGGTTTCAAATCGTAAAGAAAATTTTGCCTATTTTATGGAAATGGGAACGGGTAAATCAAAAGTATTACTTGATGATATTTCTATGCTCTATGACAAAGGTAAAATTAATGGTGCTTTAATCATAGCCCCTAAAGGAGTTTATAAAAATTGGCACGATGCGGAAATACCTGCTCATTTAGTTAATCATATACAAAAGAAGGCAGTTTTGTGGCAAGCTACCATTAATCAAAAACAGCAGTTAAAATTAAATAGTTTATTTAAACCAGAAATTGATCTTCATATCCTTATTATGAATGTTGAAGCATTTTCAACCAAAAAAGGAGTTGAGTTCGCTGGAAGGTTTTTAGATTCTCATGGTACGTTAATGGCTATTGATGAATCCACAACTATAAAGAATCCCGGGGCTAAAAGAACAAAAGCAATTATTAATTTAGGAAAAAGAGCTAAATATAGAAGAATTTTAACTGGGTCTCCTGTTACTAAATCTCCTTTAGATTTATACACACAATGTTATTTCCTCGATCCGTGGTTATTGGGCCATTGGTCGTATTACAGTTTTAGAACACGTTATGCCATTATGCGTTCAGCTCATTTTAATGGTCGAACTGTACAAATTGTTGTTGGCTACCAACATCTAGCAGAATTATCCGAGAAACTAAAACCCTTCTCTTATCGAGTCTTAAAAGATAATTGTTTAGATTTACCTCCTAAAACTTATATGAAGAGAATTGTTCAATTGACCGCGGAACAGAAAAAAGTATATGAGCAAATGAGGCAATCAGCCTTGGCGGAGTTGAATGGTAAAATGACAACGACAGTAAATGTTATTACTCAACTTATGAGATTACAACAAATTACTTGTGGTCATTTTAAAGCTGATGATGACTCTATTCAGGATATTAAAAATAACCGTATTGATGAGTTAATGGACACTTTAGAAGAAATAGAAGGAAAAGCTATTATTTGGGCCCATTGGCGTCATGATATTTCTACAATTGTAAAAGCAATTAATAAAAAATATCCAGGAACTGTGATGACCTACTTTGGAGATACATCTCTTGAAGACCGACAGAAAGCGATAAAAGAAATACAAGACCCAGAAAGTAAAATTCGGTTTTTAGTAGGTACACCACAGACGGGTGGTTATGGAATTACTCTTACGGGTGCATCAACAATGATTTATTATTCAAATGGATATGATTTAGAGAAACGTAAACAGTCTGAAGCAAGAATAGATAGAATTGGTCAAGAAAAACCAATGACATATATTGATATTATTGCGGAGGACACTATTGACGAAAAAATCGTAAAGGCCCTCCGCAAAAAAGTTAACATCGCCACCCAAGTTATGGGTGAAGAGTTAAAAGCTTGGATTTAATCCTCTAAATTGTAGGATATACGCGCGACGCGCTGGAATTTTTCCAATCCGTTATTTTATAGCAATTTGTTTTGCTTTTTTGTTTTCAGGTAGATTGTGTTTTAAATTAATTTTCAACATTCCATCTTCCAACTTGGCACCACTACATTCAACATAGTCAGCTAGTTGTAGCTGTCTTTTAAATGCTCGTTTAGCAATACCTTTATGAACAAACTCTTCTTTATCTTCTGAAGAAGTTCCTTCAATAGACAACACACCATCAGCAACGGTAACATTGATGTCAGATTTTTTATAACCTGCCACAGCCATTTCTAATGTGTACTTATCTTCGCCTGCTTTCTTTATATTGTAATGCGGAAAGCCTGCATTGATTGTAGGCAAACGATGAAAACGTCTGAAGACATCTTCAAATCCGATTGCATGGTTTAGGAAATTGTTTAAGTTTATTAGATCAGTCATAATAACCTCCTTTGTTAGACAGTTAATAATAAGAGCCTCCTAAAGCACTCTTAGGTTTTATATATACTATTTTATAGAAATTACAAGTGTTAATGTGATACGAGCGTGAAAATTAAATAAGCCATACCGCTAATTAAAGCTCCAACAGATACTAATAAAATACTTTCGACTCTATTAATTTGTTGCTCCAGCTTAAGAATTTTATCATGGGTTTGCTTTTGCATAATTCTGCAAAGCTTTTCGTGCGATTCTATTTTTTGTAATGCGTCTTGTTTAGCCATTTTTTCCTACCCAATAACAAATTGGTTCTAATATTTTTCTATAAATTCGACCTAGCATATGTGTTTTTCCTCTAGATTCCTGTCTAATGTCAATAGTTCTATGAACCGCAATGTGTTCTAATATTTTCTTAAGAACAATATTTTTCTTAGATAGTTTAACGAGTGGTAAGAATATTTTATGGTATCCTATTTGATATTCTGGAGCTAAGTTTTTAGATTGTCTTAACCAAATTTTATTTCTAAAGGATCCAAAGCCATAAGAGTCGTTCATCATTGTGCAGACGATTTTACCGCCGCCGCCACCGCCTCCGCCGCCTCCGCCACCGCCTGATGGTGCAGTTCCTGCATGTGGAGAACCTCTTGCTGGTGTTGATGGTGCTGATCTCATACCTCGATCTCCGCCACCTGGTGGTCCGCCTGATGGTCCTGATGGTTCATCTCTTCCACCTCCGTGAGGTCCACTTGCTGGTGCTGATGGTGCTGATCTCATTCCTGGATCTCCGCCACCCGGTGGTCCGCCTGTTGGTCCTGAAGGTGCTGGATCTTTATCTGCTCCACCCCCTCTTGGTGTTGAAGTCGTTACGCCACTAATGTGGTCTGGTACAGTTGGTGTTGGTGTTGTTGGTCCAGCTACATCTGCCATAGTTGGTCCTGTAGGTTCTGCTGGTTCCGGCGATATTATTGATGGTGGTCCTTCTATTCCTGTTACTGTTGGTGTTGGTTTTTCAAATTCTGGTGCATCTATAATAGTACTCCATTCATCATAAGTATCTAAATCTTTTATATCTTCCTCTTCTTCTGTTGGTATATCCAACATATCTGTGCCTTTATCATCTTCAGCTGCTAAAATACCTTCATCAATTGCTTGATCTCTTGTTTCAGGTCCTTTCATAGCTTCCAGCTCTGCTATTTTTAATCTACTTGCATCTGTTTGTGGAGCTTTTCTATTTTTTATATCAGCTATCTTCTTGTCTACCATTTCCTCATAATTTGCTGAACCAGCAAATGATTTTCCTGCTGGGTTTAAACCTTGAAGTGGTCCACTTGTAATTCTACCATCATCTCCAATGTTAATCTCATTTCTTTGTTCGAATTCAACGTTCGCTGCTTTATCTTCAGGAGTTATATTTGTTTTTTGTAAACCACCTAACATAGGGACTAATCCCAGAGGACCACCCATGAGACCTAAGGCTCCTCCCATCATATTTCCTTTAGCAAAATTCCATGCTGCCGCTCCATACTTACTTACGTAATCCCCTGCTGTTGCTGCTCCACTTGCAACTTTTTCTAATAAACTTTTTGATTCTGGACTTTGAGCAGTTTGAATATCTGCGTTAGAGAAACCTTCGTCTCCTAACATAGCTGGCTTGTCTGCTGCAACCATATCCATAATAGGATCTTGGTATACTTCTTGACCTATGTCTGCGAGATCCATGCCTGCTGGTCCTGTTATTCCTGTTACTGCTTGATCTGGCATATAACTTCCGTACTGAGAGCCTCTTGCCATATCTTCTAGTGGTGATGTGTAAGTTGTAGTTTCAGCGTCATAAGGTCCTTCTAAACCTCTATGTTCAACTAAATCTAAATAGGCTTGATAATTTTGTTCTGGTGATCTTGCAATTGCTTCTGCAACGGCTGCATCTCCTGCCATTGGGTCTTGTACAATAGTTTGAGGTTCTTGAAGATAATCCATTGGACCCCACGCACCACTAACGGGTGTTGAAGGCATTGTTCCTGGAATGTCATAAGCTCCTGGCTGTGTCATAGCCTCTTTAACTGTCATTGTTTCTCCAGCTGGAGTTGTAACCATTTGTGTTAAAGGATTCTGTGCTCCACCTAAATCAGGTAATGCTGGACCTGGTGATAAAATAGTTCCGATTCCGCCACCGCCTGTTCCCTGATCCGCGGTCCCCGGTACGTTGGCCGTGGTTCCTGGAACTTGGACCGCGGCTCCCGGATCAATACCTTTACCGCCACCTAAAAAATAATTATAAGCGTCGGATAAATATCGTTGATCGGTTGCTCTTACACTTGCTTCTGGATCTAAACGTAGAACATTCTGGTCACCAGAAACTTGTTCATTCGTTAAAATACGATCCATGTAATCAAATTCGTTTGCCATTAACCTATTCCTCTTTGTCTAAGTCTTATTCCCTGTTCTTCAGGTGATAATAAAGCATGCTCTGTTGGTGTCAACCCAGTTTGCATAACATTCATATTGTTTTTAAGAGGTTCAACCAAAGCTGGATTCACTTGTGGTGTTTCCTGCTCAGGGCTTATTGCTGCTTGTGGATCTTGTGTTTCAACATAATCCCCTATTTCAATATCAAATTCATCATCTAAACGTAATTTTTTTAATTCATTTCTTACTGAACGTAAAAGATTAACTAGATTTTTAATCTCAGTTTCTGTGTTAGGGTTAGGTGATCCTAGTGCATAACCCACTCTTCCACCTTCACTAAATTTTCCTGCTAGTTGTAAGCCTCTAAATTCTCTTTCTTCTCCTCTTACATCAGGACGAGCCAGTCTAAATGCATCAGGATCTCCTAGATTTCTAGCAATCTCTCTAAATCGTGCAAGAATTTCTTTAGAAGGGAAATAAGGATCAAATCTTCCTCTTTCTAATTTTCCATAAGCATCCATACTTATTTGTCTATCTCTAAATTCTTTTCTTAAAGCAGCTGAGCTAGTTCCTAAAGTACCTGCAGCATCAATGTCTCTATACATTTCTTTTTGTACATTAAATCTTGAACGGTTGGACGCGATGTATCTTCTTAGAACATCGTTCTCGTCAATTGGACCTCCTCTTAATAGTCCAAAAAAGCCACCGGTAAATTCTCTTCTCGCTTCTCTTATACCTTGTTGGTAGTTTGCAATTTTAAATCCCATTGCTTTTACTGGGTCTACTGTAATAGGTCTCAAGCCCATAAAGCCAAGAACTTGATCATTAATACCTGCAGTTTTTCCTGTTAAAAATTCTCCCGTTCTTGTTGGAGCACCAGTTGCAGTTTGATATAATCTTACTCCTTGTTTATAAGAAGGAGCTAAGGCTTCTAGTAAATGTCTAAATTGAATTGCTTTGGTATCACCAAAAGAAGTTTGGTCTGTATATAATAATCTTCCATCTCTTGTACGACCTCCTCTTCCAACTAAATCTCCTAGTGCTTCAGTCCAAATAGATTCAGCAACAAATGGAGAAGCTAACTCTGTTATTGCATCATATATACCATTTGAAAAACCATTTAAAACTGTTTGATCGTTTTGTGAGGAATCATTTATTGATAGCGCTAAAGTTCTAAAAGGACGAGCCATTAAATCGTATGCATTACTGTGACTAAAATCTATGTATTTTAACTCACCGGTATTATCATCTCTGATAGGAACAAGTGTAGAATTTTTAGACCAGTCAGGAGCAAATCTTCTCAAAGCTTCAATCTCATCTTCCGTTACATCATAAAGCCATTTAGCCGCCTCAACAGTAGCGGTTGGTACAACCGTTAAAGTTGTAGCCATACCTAATGCTCTTTGTGTACCAATTCCGTACATTGGATTATCATTCTTCACGAATCTTCCTAATTGTGTATCCCAAACTACAGGCATTATATTACTGCCTGTAGTAGGTCTTGAGTGTTTTAATTCTTTTATAGTTTGACGACCAATGTTTGAAGTGGTTCTAATAATCTCAGAAGGAAACGACATGAAATTACCAACAGGTAATAGTCTAGCCGTTCTTACAACATCACCAACGAAGGCATAGTTTGGCACTGTATTTTTAACAATGTCAGATGCTTCTCTTTTTAAGCTTTGGGCGAATGCATCTGTTGTTGTATCAACACCAGCTTTTTGATAGGCTGCTTTTCTTCGAGACATCTCAACAAAATAGTTTGTAATTTTCCAAAAATCATCTTCTGCTACATATTTGCCTTGTAACCAACCTGGAATAGCTTTTAATTTAGACATCATTGGTCTTAATACAGCGTCAGTATTTGCTACATTATCTCCAAAGTTTGCAGCCTTAAATATATTTTTTAAATCTCCAACTTGAACTTGTTGATTAACAATTCCAAGTTCTAACATTTCTCTATAGGCTTTTTCTAAATCAGCCTGTCTAAAATTTTTTAAATTAAATAACCCTGAAATTTGTGCGCCCTCTTTAAATGCCTTGGCTAAATTAGCTGGATTTGAAAACAAAACACCATTTGCACCAGCAAAAGCACCAGCACTCATTAAATTTCTGATGTGAGTTGGAATAGATAAAACGGTTTTAGCGAGTTGAGATCCTGCTTTAGGGATTAGTATAAGATTTCTATATAAGAAACTTGCACCTTGTTCTGCTACACTTGCTCCTTCTCTTCCTCTTGCAAAAGAAGTCAGCCATGTGTCTTTAATATTATTAGCAATTGCTAAACCATCTGCAATATCTTTTGTTGTGTACATAGGAAGTAAAGGATTGACTACGTCTTCTCCTGCTACTTTTCCTAATTTACCTAATTCATTTTTTACAGCTACGATAGGTACTACTCCATTGGTTGCTTGTTCAGCTGCATCTCTAGTTGCCCAAAAAGCTCCTCGTTCACCTGCCGCTTGAAGTCTAGCATTGCTGTCAGCTACTTCATTTAAGAATTGAGTTTGTCTACCTAGTGCTGATAAATTAGTCACCGCATTAAGAATAGAAAGTCTAGGGTCTTTAACTTCACCAAACAATTCTCTAAGAACTTTTGGAGGTTGCCCTGTTTTTTCCATAACTTCTTCCACAAACTTTGCGCCCGGTTTACCTAATAAAGTTTTATTAATATAATTAATATTAGGAAGACCTTCTGCTTTTTTAATTTTAGTGGCATCCGCTAAAAGATTATTTACTATTTGTCTTGCTTCTTGAAAGTATTGTGTTCCATTGGGATCATAAGGTACAGTTCTATTTACATCTTGTTTTGCAATTTGAGCTCTAAAGAAGTTAATAGCATTTCCTAATGCTTCGTCACCAGGTCTGTATCGATTAAAAATACCAAGAATAGGTTTATCCTCAAAGATTCTATAAGTATTACCTACATATTTTGAAACTCGATCTTTTAAAAGATCTGTTAACTCATTTTTCTCTTTGCCTTGTGTCAAACCTATGAGTCTTGCAAATTCTGCTCTTGCCTGTTCTAAGTTATTAATTATTTTTCCACTAGTTTCTCCACTAACCCCTAAAGCTCTCATATCAGCTATAGCAGTATCTACTCTTTTTGGATCTAAAGCACCTTTAGATATATCTCCATCAAATAATAACCCATTTAATTTTTTATAAAACTCTTTCTTTTCTTTTGGAGTTATAGTCTTGTCTAATACCTTTTGCATTTCTGGAAAAGATTTATCTATAGCTCTTGTTAAATTTCTTACAATCTCAGTCCCTCTATTTATATCTGAAGATTTAAATTGCTCCATTATTCTTTGAGATTTATGTAAGTCTTTGGTTAGTTTTCCTTCGGGCGTTGCAAATTGAGCAACTTTATTTACATATCTATCAAATGCAGAATTACTATAAGCTAGGTCTTTTCCTCTTTTAGCTAAAGCTTTTCCGCCTTTTGCAACAGCACCAACAAAAGGAGTTATTAATAATCCTTCTGTTCCAAACTTAAGTCTGTTCATTAGTTTTCTAGAAGCGTCTTCTCTGCCTTCTGTATTATATCGGTCTAATTCTGTAGGCGCTGAATCAAACATATCACCAAACGTACCAATTTCTTCTATGTCGGCAACCATTGTTTCACCAGCTGCTCCTCCCGCAACACCTGCAGCAAATCTTATTTTGCCTGCCTGTGCGTTAAGTCGGTCTGCTTTCATAGCATTCTTAACAGCATTTTTACTTCCAATACTAAAAGCCGTTCCTGTTTGTCTTGCTTGTAATGCTTTCTTTGCTAGTCTGCTTCCTAATTTAAATCCAACGGTACTTGGAACTCCAATAGAAACTAGAGCCTGTGTTAGTTTACCGGCTCCATGTTTTTCTGCAATTTCTTCAAAAGGATTTAAGGTATCAAAAAATTGTTCTACACCTGCTGCGGTGTTTGTGTCTAAGCCAAGATCAATGAGTTCAGCTGCTAAAGAAAATATTCCTTCAGGTACTTTTAATACACCTGATGCAATACCGGCAGCTCCTGCTGTGTACCAGCTAGTTTCATTACTATCTTCTTCTGGTAATAATGGGACAAATTTAGCCATTTATCCTCCTATGGAAATCTTCTTGCGAAAATATCTTCTTCTACAGGGACTTCAGCTGCTGTTGTGTCTAATGCTGTGTATGGAGATTTAGTACTAGTTTCAGCAATCTCGTTATCAACAAGTGTAATCTCTGCGACTGAATTAAATTCTTCAAAACCTAATTGACCGTTTCTACTTACTAGTTTTTTAATCTTACCATCATAAGGATCAAAGAAATAATGTCCTACTTTATTTTTAAGTTTAGGTAATCTTTTTCTTAATTGCTTTTCATCAGCCATATCAAAATCTATGATACCACCTATTCGCTCGGCACCTACTTTTTGTCGCAACTCTTCTTTTGTCGCTGTATGGTACTCAGCAAAACGCTGAGCTTCTGCTCCAGATAAACCATCTTCAATGCCTTTTTCTAAGTACACAGTGTATAAAGCTGAACTTGGATCGGTTTTAGCTTTTATTTGTTCTAGTTGCCATTTCTGTTGAAGGCCTGCTTCTGTTGCAGCCATTCTAAGTTTACGGTCATAGTCACCAGCGGCACGAGAACTTTGAAAATACCTTTGAGAAGGTTCTTGAAAAGATTGAGCAACGTTGGACATTAATCCACTACCTGCTCCTCGACCTGACATTAAATTTAATCCGCCACCAACTAACATTTCAGATAAACTTGTATCTCTAGGTGCTTCTATTTGACTAAAAGCGTCCATAGCTTCTTTAATGTAAGGGTTTTCAGGGCCGGTAGCATAACCTTTACGATCAACTAAGCCATCCATGATGCCTTCGTTTCTTTGAGGAATACCTCCTCTGAACATAGGTCTTCTTAATACTCTCATTAGTTTCTTGATCCCATTCCATAGATACCAGCAAGTGTTGAACCTATTCCTAGTGCGCTTGCAAGAGGACTAGATTGTGGGGTTTGTTGATAAGTAGTACCCAGTCCTTGAGTTCCACCCATTAAACCAATAACACCTGAACCTAATGTACCTAATCTTTGTTGTGGTTCCAGTACAGCCATTTGAGCACCTTGTCTCGCAGCATCAATCTCCGCTTGAGTTTGAGCTTGTTGTACTCCACCTAATGTACCTAAACCTGCTATTTGTCTTTGTGCACCTGTTTGTGCTGTTTGTCCAAGGTTCGCTTGTAAATTAGCAATTCCTGTTAGGTTAGTATAGTCTTGTTGTCTAGCTTGTTGTGCTTGTTGAAATCCTTGTTGTAACATTTGTGCTTGAAGCGCGGCTCTATTTTTATCACTTGCTGATTGATACTCCGCTTGCATAACACCTTCTCTGCCACCACCAAAACCACCTATACCAACAGCTGCGTCTGAAATAGCTTGTTGTCTCATTGCTGCTTGTTTGTCAAATTCTGCAAGTGCTGTATCCATCACTTGAGTTTGATAAGGAGACATATATGCTGTTTGTTGAGCACCCGTCAATGGTCCAGTAAGTCCAGTTAAATCATCTGCTGCGGCTCCTGCTTTAGTTAAATAAGGTTGGTAAGCTCCTAATCCTTTTGTTGCATCAGTTGCTTGTTGATAAGCTGCCGTTTGTAAAGCATCTTGTCCTGCAACGGTAGGAATAAGATCTGCCATTCCTGCTTTTCTAATTCCGTATTGTTGTGCTTCAGCTTGTCTTTGTGCAAATTGTTCAGCAGTTTCTCCTGCTTGTTGTGTTTGTGCGGTTGTAATAGAAGGAATACCAGCTCGTCTTGTTAAATCGGCTGCATACGTTTTCCCTAATGCTTCTATCCAATCAGGTTGTAATTGTTGTGTTGTTGCTACTGCCATTATGCTACTCTACTCTCCAGTCTTTTCATTGTATCATACATTCGTTGTGCTCCTTTTTGTATACTTCCACCGCCTGCAGCTCTTACTGCATCAGCCGTGAAAACGAATTCGTTCTTTGCTAACTTTGCGTTAACATCATCTTTACCTTCTTGAGCCCCTAGTGGCTGAAAACCACCTCTTGCTCTCATATCATATTCTATTCCATCAGGAGCCATTCTTGGTATTCCTGGTAATCCTGCGGGTCCTATTCCCATGTTGTATCCGACTCTTCCGCCTTGAGCTGCTTCTTGAGTAGGAGCCATCATTCTTTTTCTCTGACGTTTTTTGTATTCGTCAAGCTTTTCCTTTAGCATGTCCTCATATTTTTTTCTTTTTAAATCTTCTAAAAATTGTTTCGGAATTTCTGGAGTTCCATGTGCATACCCAACTCTTCCACCATTAGCATATTCGCCGGTGTTTTGTGCTACAAAATTTGCAACTTCTTGTTCAGAAGCTAATGGGTTTGTTCTCTTATAATAAAATTTTAAATATTTTCCAACTGTAGATTTTCTTCTAGTCATGTATTGTTCCATAGTTTCTTCAGGCTTTTTTGGACCTACAAGTTTATCTGCTAATAAAGCTATGCCTGTGCCTGCAGTACCTATGGCTGCCATTTTTCCAAGTCTACCACCAGGAATAGCATCCCAAGCTCCTTTAGCTTTGTCCCAAAGAGTAGCGTCTTTTGCTCCATGTACAGATTTTCCTGTCACACCAGATGTTGTTGCAACATCTTTTGCTCCAGCTAAATTAGAAAAAGTGCTTCCTATAGGACCTCCTTTAAAACCTGCCATAGAATAGGTTTGAGGACCAGTTAATGATCCTACGCCTTCTGCTCCACCTAAATAACCTATAGCTTTACCTCCACCATAAGTTAATAAACCTTGTTTCAAAGCATCTCCTAAATCTCCTCTTTGATCAAGTCTACCTAAACCTCTCATTAACCCTGCGGCTAATGGATTAAAAGGTGCAACAAGTGGTGCAGCTTTAGTTGCTACATCTGCTATTTCATTTGGAACTATTTTTTGAAATTTATCTACTACTTTATCTTTAAAATCTTGCCACTTAGAACCAAGTCCATATCTTTGTCTTCGAGGTACACTAGCGATTCCGCCGCCTCTATATAGTTGTCTACGCATTTGTGCTCTAGTTATTGCCATATTTATATGTTGTTAATTTGTATTAAAGGCAGGGATTTCACCTGAGTTTACATTATTACTTAATTTATATTAATAAATCAAGTCTATGTTGTAACTTCTCTAGGCTTAATTTCAAGGGCTGATAATACCACATGTAGCCTATTTGCAGTAGCTGCTGTGACCTTAATAATTTCGCTTTCCTGGGCGACTATAGGGGCACTTAATAGCTCTGTTGTTGCATTAGCTGATATAGCCTTCGTCTTAAATAAGCTAAAAACAGCTTCGTCTGTGTCAGTTATAGTAACGGTAATGGTATCAGCATTACCTGAATCTTCGGATACTAAGATAGATTTAATTACAGCAGTTACCGCTGTAGGTACTGTATATAGTGTTGTCGCACTATTACTAGTTAAATCCTTCTTTTTATTTACAAATGTATTTGCCATTATGCTAGGTAGAAGTTTATAGCTTCTAGTTCATCTTTTAAATCTTGTTGAAACGTTGAGTTTAATTTTTGTACAATACTATCTACATCTCTTACAAAGGATTGTTGAAGTTGTTGATCGTATTGTTCTCCAGGTTGTGTCAATGCCTGTACAATTTTAGCCATTATCTTCTTCCGTCTGATTGAATATCTAATCTGAAAGTTCCTAACTTCCAGTGTTGTGTAATACTTGTGTTATCTACTTTTAAAGCTATAGCACGTGCTCTTGCTCTTGTATCTACTTTTGTTGTACTTGAGTCTACCTCAAAAGGTCCTAAAGAGGAACTCGCTTCTGTATCGGTTGGATAATTTTTTAAATTTAATGTAACTCTTGCACTTCCTGTTTGTGATAAGAAATCAGGAATGACTCTTCTAATTTTCATCATGTATTCTCCATCACCTCTTAAATCTGCGCCTCCTCCTTGAGTTGCTGATATATCAAAATCTCCAGATTGAATGTTCGCAGCGATTGCTGTTGTAGCTCCTGCTTTAATTTGATTGGTCCCTGTTTCGTGTTCATAGTATGTGGTAACTCCATCGGTATTACCAACTGTTTCATCACTTGATGCTGATGAATCGTATTCGGTTCCATGAGGTTTTCCAAAAATATGGGAATCAGACCATGAAGATCTTGCTAAAGAACTTGTTGTCCATATCGGTCTTTCAGAAGTTGAATCCATGTAGTTATAAGTAACAGATCTATTATTTGATGCTGCACCACTTCCTGGATAAAACCATGTGACTTCACCAAATAAATTATTTAATCCTGCAAAAATGTGATTTTTAGGAACCGTATTGATATCATCGTAAACATAATCCTCAACCAAACATGCTAACGATTCTAGTTTACCTGTGTATCTAAAGAAACCATTTTCAGACATCCAGTAAGCGGCGCCATCGACTTCGACTGCTGCATTCTTTCCAATCAATCCACAGTTCGTTCCAACTTGTTGGAATGAAAATACAAAAGGTGCTCCTACAAATCTCATAACAAATAAAGAAGTATCTGTCCAAACATAAATTGCATCACGACCTCTAATCGCTGCTACAATTCTTGTGCCATCCGCTAATCTCTGTGTGCCTGCAGTATTGGTTGCTGAAGGTGTCCAAGATGTCGAGGCATCAATGCTCTCTTGATCTGACCATCTAATATACATGTCATCTTGTGTTGATGTTGTACCAATCGTTGTTTCTGTTCCAAAACAAACTAAGTGCCGATCCGGTGTTGATACTAAAGTTTCTATTGCTGCTGTGGGTGCATTCGCCACAATCGTTGCTCTTGTAGATGTAGCTGTAGCAGAATCCGAATCCCATTCAAAGGTTGCACCATCGACGATGGTTGCAATTAATTTATTTCCATAATTATCTAAAGTCCATACACCAGGAGCTGTAATAATATCTCCTGTTTGCGATGCACCCCATTTCGTATAATCTGAGGCATTCTTAACCGTTGCTCCGTCTGAGTGTGCTGCTGCTGTGGTATTGTCTGATCCTCTTGTAAGTCCTCCTAAAGTATCTGTCCCTGAAGTATTTGAGGTATAAGCAATACGCTCGTCATCTATGACTACAGTACCTGTAGCCGGAAAGGATGCTGAGTCATCTAAAACAATACTTGTTGATGAGTTTGTTAGTGCTCCATCCAAAGTTGATTCTCCAACTCCTAATTTAACACCACCCCAAAGTCCTAATCCATAACCAGCGGCTGATTCCTCAACGGCAGGTCCTATAGAATAATAATGTCTGACTCTTATGCCTCCCGATGTGGTTGCTCCTGATCCTGATTCCGCTGATCCCATCGTGACCGTAATCGTTGTTGTGGTTGGAACGGATGTGACCATGAAATTGTAATCGTCAAAATCACCAGAGCTAAAATTAGAATCGGTGATAGCAGTAAAATTATCCAGAAGAATAATATCCCCAGCAGTAATTCCGTGAGCGCTCGCAAACGTGATCGTGACAGTTGTTGATCCATTGGTTGTTGTAAATGCATTTGTTAATGTTGTTGTACTTTTAATAGGTGTTATATCATAAAATGCACCGCCAGAATAGATATATAAAAATCGGTTTGTTCCTAACGCAGCATATTTAATACCACTTGCATTAACAAAATGGTGTAATGCCGTATTTCTTCCTGTGATTGTTTTATCCCCTAATTGAGACCAACCCCCTATTTTTTCAGGTGAGTTGTATCTAAAACGTACATAGTCACCGCTAACCCACTGGCCTTCTCCGCCAGTAGCAGTAACTTGTTTATTAAATCCTGGTGCAAAGTCTAATTTCTGAAGCATACTAAAATCCGTATACCATAATTATAACATATTTTAAACTAGATCAACTACTTTGGTATGCCTAATAAAGGTCTTTTATCAAACTTATTTTGAGTGCCGAACGGACCATCGATGTTGTTATAATGCAAGAAAACTTGGGCACAAATGTCACCTTCAAACGGTTCTCTCCAGTGCTCTAGCTCACAACCGCTATAGACTAGCATGTCTCCTACCTCTAAATCGATAGGAATACCTTTAGGAGCATTGGGTTTAATGATTTGTTTATACTCATCAATGACGGTTTTTTGTCCGGTAGGATCTAAAAAGATAGGCCAAGGAGCTCCTCCTAAATGAAGGGTTGTAGATATCTCACAGCTCGGTCGATCACTATGTCTTTTTAGAATATCTCCTTTTTTGTAAACTCTCGTATAAGTGTAGCAAGGAATTAAATTCATATCGGTACGTTGCTGCATAATCGGTAATACTTTCATCATTAAGGTTTCCATAAACATATCACTATAACAAGAATAGGTATTAGGAATTTGCTTATCTTTCCAAGTACCAAATCCGGGCGTAAATTCTGATATGTAATTATTATCCTGCATCCATTTTGTAGCTTCTCGTTTAAGTAATAAATAATTAAAACCAAAATTAGCAAGCTCATAAGAGATAGCGTTTCTAATAACTATGTATTTTTTTTCTTTAAAACTCATCGTTGCAAAAAATTGAATGATACGGATATTCGAGTATCATTACTTTGATTAGGTTTTACTTCATGCCATAACCAAGAAGGAAACATAACACATCTTCCTGCTGCAGGCTCATAATGTACTTCTCTCCATAATTGAGAAGGCAATTGTCCCTCTTTACGATTAGGCATTGCCATTTGTACTCCTGGTCTTGGATCATACACCATAAGATTACCAGATTTTTGAGGAGTCTTAATAAAATAAACACCTGAAAATAATGAGTTAGGATGTATATGAGGTCTATTGAAACATCCTGGATAATTAATATTTGCCCACATATTTCCAAGCACAGGTTTTAAAGATAAATGTTCTTTTTGAAAAATCTCATCCTGCATATTAAAAAGTTCTTTTGTTAACGGATTATATTCTTCTTTTTTATTCATGTCAGTTGTACTATGCCATCCACCTGCATTAGTTTTAGCAACACCTTTATTTTGCTGGCTCCATTGAATAATTTTTTGTTCTAAGTATTGATTTAGTTGAACCGCATTAGGAATATCTTTAATATAAATGATTGTTGGAAAATGGTATTCAGTAATCATTTGAAAGATGGACCTCCAAACCACATCACTAAAGATTTTCTCTCACCTCTAGTAACGGGTTTAACTCGATGTTGTAACCAACTCGCAAAGAAGATCGCTTGACCTTGTTTTAACTTTGCAGTCTTACCTTTGCTCATAAATTCTAATTCTCCACCTTCAAAGGTAGAAGGATCAGATAATAATAAAGTCATTGAGATTTTACGAACAGGGGGTTGATGTTTTCCTAATACATCATTATCCATGTGCCATTCATAAAATCCTCCTGTAAGATAGTGAGTAAATTGTCCAGGTTCAGTTAATTGCATTCCTTCAAAACCAAAGTGATTATTATTTGCTTTGAGCATTGTGGCTTCAATATCACGATACATTTCTGGCATTTCTTTAAAAGGAATCCAGCTAATCGTTGTAATTCTTTTTTTAGGATCATAGCCACCACCAGGTCTTTGTCCCATACCGACTTGTGCAGTTTCTGTTTTTAAACTCATGCCTTTATCAATCACCATCTGGCATTGTTTAGGTGAAAAGATAGGTCCTGTTGTTTCAGCTATATAACTTCTCCAAGTAGGTTCTGTAGGTATCATCCTGCTGTCCTTGTACTAACAGGGTTATACTCTACATCCATATTGGCTGCAAGTGTGCGTCTTATGGCATTAGGATTGGTATGAGGATAAACACAATGCCTCATGTCATAAGGAAAAATATAAAAAATTCTTTCTTCCATTCTAGGGGAATAATCTGATTTAACAAATTGACCATTTGCAGATCCCATAATTTGTAGTTTACCATTTAAAGGCGCATCCGGTCTAGCATGTTCAGGTCCCATATCTTTTGGAAGTTTGAGCATCATGACTGATGAAAGTCCTGTATAAATACTTCCTTGATGAATATGGACTGGATTATATTCTCCTGCTTTCATCTCATTAATCCATATGGAGTTCATATGAAGTTTATATTCATAAATCTTATTGAACATTAAATAATGTTTAAACCGACTTTCAAACCACTTTAAAACATAAGGAGGAAGTAAATTATGTTGGTGCATTTTATCATTCTTTGCACCACCATAAAACAAAGAATTTTCTTTTCTTATTTTACCTACCAATTGTTTATGAGCATCAGGAAGGTTAACAAAGTTTGTTTCGTAAATCCCATTTAAAGCATTAAAAACATCTAACGGAACTTGATACCTACAAATGGTTTGTCCTAACCAAATAAATTTAAAATCGGATGTGTCCATACTCTTTTATAAACCTTTCTGGAATCATATACTTATATTCATTCTCTACTTTCATAATTTTTTTAGTGCGAATAGTATGCATATTTTTACCCACAATACCATCATTATATTCTATACCATTAACCATAATTTGATTTAAATTAGTAAACTGATGTTGATAGTATGGAAGGTTTAAAAAAGTATAGACTTTTTTTAATTCTTTTTCTGGATTTATAACTAAGTCATCATACTTAATAAACACAGCCATTTCGGGATGTTGTAGTAAATATTGAATGGACATCAATTCTTTTGCAACAGCACCATTCTTATGCATAATTTGACTTAATTTTTCATCTAAAGTTTTAAATTTATTAGGAAATGCTGTGGGTTCTGTTTCAAACCATTTAATATAGGAAGCTAGTACATCTAATAAATCTCTAACCAATACAACACATCGAATAGGTTGTTTAAAATGTTTGTGCATAACCTTTAGATTACCAGGTGTGCAAACAGGACCACGATCAATAATAGTTTTATAATTCCAATGTTTGTAATAAAGATTATAAACTTCATCCATAACATTATTTAAAGATTGCTCATCAGGAAAATTTTGAAAGGTGTCTATTTTTTTAAGAAGAAATAAATCCTTCATGATTTCCAAAGTAATACTATTAGCAGTAACAACAATATCTGGATTTTGATTCATGATTGATGTGAACAGAGTATTTCCTGATCTTGGCATCGCACAAAGAAAAAAGATTTGTTTATCTTTGTTTTCCGTAGACGGGTGTTTCACTGATTGCTTTCTTTTTCTCATGACCCAAAGCTTTTCGTTCTTCTTCTACTCGTTCAATCGTTTGCAGCTGTCCTAAAACATTAAAGACTTCAGGTTGAGAAGATCCGGGTGTTAAAGTATTCTTTCTATTTTTCATTATTTTTTTATAGGATAGTAGTTGGTGAGTATCTACATTCTTATCATCAAAAGTACCATCATTATAAATCTTTTTAAAGTTAGACCATTCGGTTACTTCTCTCATACGATGAGCTGCAACCAATTGCATGGTTGCTTTGCCATAAGTTTTCTGGTCAATTTCAACTTGAATCAATTCTTTTTTTAATTCGTCTTTTTCTTCTTCTAATTCTTTTAATTTTTGTTTTATTTCAATATCATTTTTACGAGCTTCAAAAGATAACTGCATTAGATTTTCCATATGGGTGTTTTGTTCTCTAACACATTGCCAATACTTGGCAGCATTGGTTGGATACTTAGCATCATTTAAAACAGAAAATTCCATTTCTGTTTTAGTTCGAAACATTTGTTTCTTTGTCCAAGTGTCTCTAAGTTCATTTGTTAATTCTTTAAATTTAGAAACCTGTGCAGGATCTAAGATCTCATGAAGATGAGGTTCTTCTTTTACAATGAGTTCGTGAATATTTCTTTTCTCTTTCATATAGCGATTTTATACCTTATTTTAGAATATTAGTCAAAGTCTATATCAACAGCTTCTGCGGCTGTTGTTACACCTGCAAATTCTTCGGTTGCATTTGAAACAGCTGAGATATATCCTCCAGCTCCTAGACCTAAAGAGGCTGTGCCCGCACTCATCAAAGCATCTCTTGCGGTGTTCATAGTAGGTGCTGTGTACCAAGATGTGCCATCAAATATTTCTGATTTAGCTGTTTTTCCACTACCATCATAACCACCAAAAACCAAAGCATCTGTGCTAATGCCACTAACTCCATGTTTAAATCTAGATGTATTAAGATCTCCTACTTCTGACCAAGCTGAGCCATTCCACGATTCAGTTATTGCGGATACTCCAGGACCAGGATTACCTGCAACTACAATCGCAGCAGTGGTTGTTCCAGTTCCTTCTGTTGCGTGTCTTGCTGTATTAACATCAGGTCCTTCAGCCCAATTTGTACCATCATATTGTTCGACACTATCTATATTAGGTTCTCCACCAGCAATACATAATGCAGCTGTTTGAGTTCCAGCTGAAGCTACTCCATATCTTCCAGTATTTAAATTATTATTTTCTGTCCACGAAGTACCATTATATTCTTCTGTATCGTCAGTATCTCCAATACCTGCAAAAGCTAATCCTGCTGTCTGTGTTCCTGTACCTCCAAGATATCTTCTAGCAACATTTACATTATTACCTTCAGCCCAACTTGATCCATCATATTCTTCTGATTCATTTTTATTTGTTGTTGGTGGATATGTAGCTCCAGCAAAAGCTAATCCTGCCGTTTGTGTACCAGCTCCTTTAAGATGATATCTAGCTGTTCCTAAATTACCTCCCGCTGCCCATGCTGCAGGGGTATAGGTTACAATTTGATGAGCAAATTCTTCTGTTTGACCTACTGCACTACTTCCATCATATCCTCCAACAGATAAACCAGAAGCTAAAGTACCTGCTCCACCATGGTTTCTTATTCCTTCACTTAAATCTGTTGTTTCAGTCCAACTTGAACCATCATAAATTTCTGTTACAGTTTTGTGTCCTGGTTGTCCTCCGCAAACTACAACAGCAGAACTATTTTCACCAAAACCTGCAAGTTGATCTCTTGCAGTATTTAAGTCTCCGACTTCAGTCCATGCAGAACCATTATAAGTTTCAGTAACACTTACAGCGGCAGTAGCAAAGCCTCCTGCAATAAGTGCAGCAGTAGTTGTGCCTACACCTGTAGCTGTTGCTTTTCTATCAGTATTTAAATCTCCTACTT